ACCGTGCTTCCATATGGGCTTGCGGCGCATCTGCTTCTGGACGAGAACCCGTCCGCGGCAGGCTACTTTCAGCAGCGGTATGACGAACTGAAGGCGGCTCTGATGCGCGGCGTCGGGAAACTGTCAGAGTCGGAGGACATCGTTGACGTATACGGACCGAGCGGCGGCATTCATCCGTATAACGAGTTTTCAAGATGGGCGTAATCCGGATAGCCGGCTAAACCAGCCGGCAGAAAGGAAAAGAAATGGACGAAGAAAAGCGCGGCAGGGGAAGGCCTGCCGGATCTAAGAATAAGAAAACCATCGAGCAGGAAAATCAGGAGGCCTTTGAAAAGGGAACAAACTTTGAACCGGAAGAACCGGATGAAGTCTTAGAGTTCCCTTACAAGACTCCAAAAGAACTGCACGACAAGATGCTGGAATACTTTGAGCAATGCCGTGGTGGTGACGAGGAAAACTGGCGGGAGATCGTGCAGGAATTCGCGGAACTTGCGGCTACCATGAAAGAACATCCTGCGTGGTCAAATCACCAGAGCAGATATGAACGCATTGCCCTGAAGATTCGGAACACCGGAGTGTTTCCTGATGAAGCCGGTATGCGAACCTATCTCGGCCTTACGCATGAAGTCTACAAAGCCTACAAGGACGAACCGATGTTTGAATCCGTCTTTAACTGGGCGCAGGATATGCGTGAATCGTGGGCGGCGCGGAAGATGGCCGCAGATCCAAAGGCGTCTTCCGCGTACCTTGCTATCCTGAAACAGCCTGGAAACGGCGGCTGGGTAGACAGGAAACCGGACAAAGGCGACAGCACACTATACATCAAAGCACAGGGAGTAGGCGGCGTATCCGCTTTCAAATAAATGCCGGCAATAAAGGACAACCGAAAGCAATATGCGGAATGGGATCCGGGCGAAGCCAACCCGAAACAGCTTCTGTTTTATCAGGCTGATACGCCTTTCGTTGCCTACGGCGGGGCAAAGGGAGGCGGCAAAACCCACGCTGTAAGAATCAAGGCTTTCGGCGGGGCGCTGATGAACCCCGGTATCCGAATCCTGATCATGCGTCTGACATATCCGGCTTTGGAAGAAAACCACATTGCTCCATTGCGGAGGATGGCGGCGCAGACAGGGGCGGCTACCTACAACGGCACGACAAGGATGCTGTCGTTTGTCAATGGCAGCACAATCCGATTCGGCCATTGGAGCGGTGACGATTCCGAAGATGAATACCAGGGGCAGGAGTATGACTGGATATTTATCGACGAGGCCACGCAGTTTAGCGAACGGGCCTACAACTATATCGGCGGTATGCTCCGAGGCGCGACGCCGTTTCCGAAAAGGCTTTTCTTAACCTGTAACCCCGGAGGCCCCGGCCACCGTCTTATAAAAAGACTCTTCATCGACAGGCAGTACAAGACAAACTGTGTGAACCCGGAAGAGAACGAAAACCCCGATGACTACACGTTTATCTTTGCTACCGTAGACGACAACACCCACATGCTGGAGCATTCTCCGAACTATCTGAAGATGCTGTCCAGTATGCCGGAGGATCTCCGTAAAGCATACCGATACGGCGACTGGGATGCCCTTGGCGGCGGTTATTTCAAAGAGTTCCAGTTTGCCACACATACCATGAAGCCCTTCCGCATTCCTGATCATTGGCCGCGCTACAGGTCGTTCGACTATGGTCTTGATATGTTCGCCTGTATCTGGTGGGCAATCGACACAGACGGCAGGGCATGGGCTTACAGGGAAGTAGAACAGAAGGGGCTTATTGTACAGGCTGCCGCAGAGGAACTTCTTGCAAACTCGCCGGTCCATGAAAAGATAACAGCCACTTATGCGCCGTGGGATATGTGGGCAAGAAGCAAAGAGTCCGGCAAGACAATGGCAGAAATCTTTCTGACAAATGGTGTGCCGATTATACAAGCACCGAGGGACAGGGTGCAGGGCCACATGGTAATGAAATCCATGATGGCGAAGATGCCGCTGAAAGATCCTTACGTTATCAGTTTGTTCCCAGACGGGAAAGCGCCGGCATCTATGCCTGGGCTGATGCTTTTCGATTCGCTGGAAAAAGTTGCGGCGGATATCAGAGACATTCAATCTGACGAAAAAAACGTCAATGATTGTGCCAAACTGCCGCATGAAATGACGCACACGGTAGACGCATGCAGATATTTCTGCCTGTCAAGGTCTATATCTGCTGTGAATCCCGTCAGGGAAGCTAAGAAGACTTACGAAGACCTGATCGAGGAACGCAAGGAAACCTACGAAACCTTTATGTGCGGCGGTGAGCCGTCTGAAGGATACATGGCGAGTTAAGGAGAAAAACATGGTAAACATTATTTGGGGTATCGTGCTTCTGATTGCCCTTCTGTTTGGAGCAATGTGCGGTATCGTTCTGTATTGCAGAAAACTGACAGAACGGTATATCAAACTGGAAGAATGGGCAGAAAACTGGCTGAAGCGCCTGGAACAAAAGGTGGAGCATGCAGAACTTCGCATGGAGTTTGTAAACGATATGCAGGGAAAGGTATGCGAACGGCTGAATAAACTGGAGGAACTGATGCCCAAAGACGGGGACAACGAAGTCATCCGGAACCGTGCGATCCTCCGTCAGATGAACGATGAAATGGAACGTGGGCTGAAGATGGAAAGGGAATGGAACGACGGCCTGTCATCCATCCTCAACTATGGGAAACCCATCACAGAGGTGAACAAGAATGAGTGAAGAAGGTCTGGGCCTGTTCGCGGGCAAAGACAAACCGACCGTGGAGTGGGGATGGGCGCACTATGAAAAGGCCGTCACCTACAACACAGGCATCCAACTGCAAGAGAACGTAAAAGCGAACGAAAATTTCTTTATCGGTAAATAGCTTGCCGATGTAAAATCCCTGAAAAAAACTGGAAACCTAAACGAGTAAAAAACACCTAATGGAGGGCGAATATGATTGACTTAGTTGGCCAGAGATTTGGCAGATTGACCGTTGTGGAATTTGACCGGCTTCAGAATCACAAGGCGTACTGGAAATGTACATGTGATTGCGGGTTAACGGTGATAGCAACCGGCAATAACCTGAGAAGCGGAAACACAAAATCCTGTGGATGCCTCCGCAGAGAGATTGTTAAGGAACTCGGCAAGAACAACACAGCGCACGGCGAAAGCCACGACAGCCGCACAAGGCTTTATACCATCTGGTGCGGAATGAGGCAGAGATGCAACAATCCGAACAGGGAAGCATACAAACTGTACGGCGGCAAGGGCGTGAAGCTGTGTGACGAGTGGAATGACTACACGGTCTTTAAAGAGTGGGCGACGGCAAACGGCTATGCGGATAACCTGAGTATTGACCGCATTGATCCAAGCAAGGGATATTGCCCAGACAACTGCCGTTGGATATCACAGAGCGAGAACACGGCAAGAGCCAACAAGAATCATACTACTCGCAAGGTAATCAGAGGTGAAGGCGTATCGAAGGTACGCCAGCCGCAACGCATAGACGGTGAAAAGATATAATCCGTCCACGAGGCAGGGACACCCAATGGGTGAAAAGATATGCTGACCTTACAGGAAACTGTAAGAACTATCGGATAAAAAGCCGATAGGGTAACACTTGAAGCAATGGGAAGGCGTACAGGCAAACGGGCTTCCGACTCCGCAGTTCAACGTCCTGAAACGAGTCACAGGCTTTGTCGTGGCAAACATTGTTTCGGATAATATCCGGATCAACGCAGCACCGCTTGCAAGCTATCCGGAGGACGACAAACTGATCGACCCTGTCCGAATCGTGAACGACGAGTTTGAGGCGCTGACGGAGCAGAACCGGCTCCCGGCCCTGTCAAAGGAGTTCGCGAGAGACGCCGCCGTCCGCGGCGACGGATGCATCTATTCCTGGTGGGACGAGGACGCCGATGCCGGCCCGAACGGGAAGGGAAGAATCCGCTGCGAGATGGTGGAAAACACCAGAGTGTTTTTCGGAAACCCGAACGACAGACGCGTTCAGGAACAACCGTGGATTATGCTGGAGAAGCGGGAGATCGTCCGGAACGCAAAGAGACGCGCAAAGAAGCACGGCTCTGAGAACTGGCAGCAGATTATGCCGGACGACGAAAACACGCTCGGCATGGACAGCATTAAACGGACAGACGACAAGGTCACTTCCGTGCAGCTGTTCTGGAAGGATGATGATACCGGGGAAATCTGGTGCTATGAGTTTACGCACAACTGCGTGATTCGTGAAGCATGGAACCTGAACATCCGGCTGTACCCGTTTGTGTGGCTGAACTGGGACTATGTTGCGGATTGCTATCACGGGCAGGCAATGTTGACAGGGCTTATCCCGAACCAGATATTCATTAACAAAGCCTGGGCAATGAGCATGCTGTCGATCATGCGTTCGGCATGGCCGAAAGTTGTTTACGATAAGACACGGGTATCCCATTGGGATAACAGGGTAGGCGGCGCAATCGGCGTTGCCGGCAATGTGGATTCCGTTGCGAAAAACATTGACCCGGCACAGGTTCCTCCACAGGTATTCCAGTATATCTCCGCTGCGGTATCGCAGACAGAAGAAAGCCTCGGCGCAACGGAAGCGGCACTCGGCGAAGGCAAGGCTTACAACACTTCCGCTATTCTGTCGCTCCAGAAGGCAGCTTCCACTCCGCAGGAACTCACAAAGCAGAATCTGTATCAGCAGATAGAAGACCTTGCGAGGATCTGGCTGGAGTTCATGGCTGAATACTACGGAACCAGAACCGTTGACATGACGCTGACAGATGAGATGCGGGAACTGTTTGAACAGGTGAACGCTTTGAACGAAGCGGCTGGGAAACCGGCAATGAAGATTCCGCAGACGACTCCGGTGGACTTTGACTTTGGCATGCTGAAAGACCATCCGTTCTCCGTGAAGATTGATGTGGGTGCTTCTTCGTACTATTCCGAAATCGCATCGCTTCAGACTTTGGACAATCTCCTGCTGAACCAGAGAATTTCCACGGTGCAGTACCTTGAAAGAATCCCGGACGGCAACATTGCCGGAAGACGGAAACTGATCGAGGAACTGAAGCAGGAAGAAGAAGAGCAGAAGCGGATGATGGAACAGCAGGCCATGATGCAGCAGCAGATGGCAATGGCGGAGGCAATGCCGGAAGAAGGCGCCGGTTCTCCGCAGACGGAAGAGATCGCCGAAAACGAGGCGACGGAGGAATCCAAAAGTACAGGGTTTAAAGAACTGGGCGAAGCGCTGAGAAGCGTGGAACGCAGGCGGTAAGAGGTGACGGCAAATGGCAACACTACAGGACACGATGGCGCAGCGCCAGAAGGAATCTCAGGAGAGAATCAACGGCCTCTACGACCAGCAGTACAATTCCCAGGCGGCGCAGCTGAAAACGGCTTATGACAGAAACCTGTCGAACGCGCAGGCCGAACAGGCAAAGATTGCACCGCAGTACCAGACCCAGGCAAACCAGCTTGCCGTCCAGTACGAACGAAACCGGAGAAACGCAAACATGAACGCGATGAACTCCGGCCTTAACACCGGCACAGCACTTCAGCAGCAGGACGCGATGAACAATGTCTGGCAGAAGAACTACGCGAACCTCCGCGGCAATGAGATGGCGGCGCAGGCGGAAGCCGGACAGAAGATTGCAGATCTCGGCGCTGACTACCAGGGCCAGCTTG